AACATCATTGAAAGATTTAAAATCTTTCGACAATATTTTCCCTTTTTCGACGGCTATCCTTAAATGTTTTTCGATCTCTGGTAAGATCTTTATTGCCCGGTAAATGTTTTCTCGAGTTTCGAGATCCTTTGCCGGTGTTGTTTCCCAATTCTGTATTAACTGATTTTTGTAATCAGTAAAAGCCTTTTTAAAAACCTGGCTATTTAAAATCATTTCGGCCTCGTGGCCGTCCATTATGTCCTTTTGCTTATCCATTTAATATTTGATCCAATTTCTCTTCTAACTTGTCAAAACGAGAGAGTAATCTATCCATATCTCTTTCTAGATCTACTTTGGAGACATACTCTTTTGACACTTCTTCCCTGGTTTTATTAAGCAAAATATCAATCCGTTTTATTTCATTCACGTTCTGTCTAATTCCATATATCAATGGCGCATAAACCAAAGTAAGTATAACGTTCCAAATTAGCCAGGGCGACAATTCCATATCAATAACTCCAAATCGTAGGCCTAGATTTTTTCTTACTCATATCTAAGTGAATAAACCTGGAATTACGATCTCCCTTCATATTAACTCCTATTCCTTGAAATTTAAGTTCTAAAGCCATACTCAAAATTTTATGGGCATTAGATCCAAAACACAATATATCGGCCGCTACGCCCTCGTTATGCGTTCCTGGAGCGCTTTTTTTTGCCTCTACCGGATGATCTTTACATCTATATCCAGAAGAGATCTTCATTGGTAGATCTACCTTAGATCTAAGTTCTTGCAGTTTGGCTACAAAATCAAGATCCATTTCGCATTTGCCGCAATGACGACAAGCGAATTCTTTTTCAGAAAAATTAGGAAACTCCCAGGTGTTCATATTCCGCTCCTAAATTTCCGAAGTATTCTCCGACAATATATAGATCCTTATTCATTCTCCTTGCTTGTACTTGGGCCTCTTCATAACTATTCGCTTTGACTATTGGCCCAGAAAATAAATGCTCGTCTCCTTGAGAGCAAACGCATACTATTTCTGATAAGTACATTTTCATCTAGGATCTATTATCTCTTTGGCTACTTTTGTTTTTTCTTTTAGTAAGTTTGATTTGTCATAGGATCTAAGGCCAGACATTCCTAACATAGCCATTAAGATTGTCGATAATTGAGTAAAATCAAATTCTGGAAGATCTACATTTATACCTGACAATCTTGCGGCCCATTCCGCCAGGGGCAAAATTATAAAATGAACGCCCAGGGCGATTGAACAGATCCAACCTACCGAGGGCCTCCACGAATTTTGAAACCAATTTTTAGATTTAGCGTCCTCTTTTAAGATCTCAATCTGGGCCATATTGGCTTGATGAAATAAAGTTTGTAATTCGTGATCTAGTTTTGCTTGTAGATCTTTATCCTTTACAAACTTACCGATAATATCCGACGCCGGTTTTATTAATTGTTCCAACATTACTTCTTTCCTTTTTTCTTTTTCTTATTTTTCTTTGGTGGCCTTCCACGTTTAGATCCATAAGTTCCGATACCTTTTGGCATTATTTCCTCCTTCTGGCTTTTACTTTTTTCCAAAGATCCGCGTCCGCTTTTCTTGCGCCCCCGGATCCACTCGCAAACGATCGCGCCCTGGCCAGGCCCCAAGATGTTGGAGTTTGTCCTGGACGAGATCCACTCGAAAAATACGCCCCTTTGCCTCTCTTCACAACCTGGCGAAGTATGCCAACGGGTACGTTGTATTGTTTCGAATATTTTTTAAGAGTAGTTTCGCTACTGCTACCGCTACTTTTTTTTCTTACTGCTTTTTTTGGCACTTTTGCTCCTCATTTTAGTAATTTTATTCATCATTGACGGCGTTAGCTTTCCTTTTTTGTATAACTTAGCCGTCTTTTTGATTTCGGCCTCCCTGGATTTTTTATTTTTTGCTCCAGATACATATTTTTTTGGAACACCTCCGGAAGTCTTAGGCACTTTTGCAAATTTTCTTTTTGCCCTGGTCTTTTTCATTTCTAATCCTCTTTTAAATTTCGATTGCATATTACCATTTCACTTTGTTGGCCCAATAAGCCGCGCTCATTTTGCCTTTTGCAATATTTTTTCCGTGCCTGGCCTTAAAAGATTTAGCGCGTTTTGTCATTTTACGATCTCCGGATACTCCTTGTTGGCCAAACCGAATAGTTTTGGTTTTGGATCCTTCTTTAGCCAATACAACGTGGCTTTTCGTTGGGTGTCCTGGCGTCCTTTTTGGTTTATTAAAACCTTTTAGGCCTAATCTTTTTAATCTTGGATCTCTTTTTGCCATTAGTGTAGCCAATTCTCCGAAATGCAATGAATTTTTACATCATCTGCATTTACAAAATAATTAAAAAAAACCAATTTCATCAAACTTTCGGCCTCCTCTAAACTATCGGCTTGAATTTCAGATCCAACATACAATCGATCATTTGCTACCGCCTCTAAGTGAAAAACTTTACTGCGGGATTTGTTGATCGCCAGGAGTATTTTGTCCAATTCCTCCTCCAAGTTTAGATCTTTGTCTGATTTCTTCTTTATCTCTTTCCAAGTACGCATTTATTTCCGCCATTGTTATTTGAGTTCCATATTTTGCATTTAACTCCATAATTTTTATGAGAGCGTCTGCGGACGCTTGATCTCGTTTGAAATCATCATCCATAAGAATTTTTAAACGATCGTTTTCTGCGTCAACGATTGCTTTTTGGGCCGTTGCTTTTGCCTTCTCGCCTTCCGCCATTGCTAATAATTCTTGAGGATCTGGTTTCATATCCTCTGGCGCCGGTGGACTAGGCTCTGGCACTTCGGTATTTATAAATTGTTGTGCGTCTTTGAAACCGGCTAACTCTATAAACTTACTCATAGCGTTTGCGTATTGTTGACCGGAAACTAAAGGATTGCCTGGGCCTAATTCTTTCAAAATCATTTCTTGTTTTCCTAAAACATTCGCCAGGACGGCCGCTTTTTCGTCGTCACTATTTTTTGATATTGCGACGTTTACCTGGAGATCTTTATCGGTATCCCAAACTCTTGGATCTACCGGAATAAATTTATTATTTAATCTGAAAACATCTTCCTCATTCTGATTTCTAATAACCAGGTTATTTACAATTTTAAATAAAGGCTTGAGGCCCGTTTCTGCAAAATGACGACAAATTAATTCTATTCTTCCTTGCGCCGCGCTCATAGTTCCAACGACGGCCGCTTTTGTAGAAGATTGTAAAGCGTCTGCATTGAGGCCCATACTTGCTTTTGATATTCCCGTTCTCTCTTCCTTTACAGTATCCAGGTAATTTAAAACTCCAAAAGCCTCCTTGCCGACAAAAGGTGTCGTCAATGCCTGGATCTGTCCAGGCGCTCTTTGCCTTACCGGTTGCCCGATATCTGTATTCATTAGATCCTCTAAATTAACCTGGCCCTCGACTACTGCGTATCTTGGGAATATCGCGTGGCCTAAACTGTCCAGGCTATCTCTCATAATTTGAGATTTTGCGGCCTGGATTGGTTTTAGATAATCCGCCGGACAAGATCCTATAACTGTATGAGGCTCTGGATCCGGACAAAACATAACGATAGGTAAATGATCGCACGGCTCAACATCTAAAATATTACATCCTTCGCCAATCGTGCAGATCTTAATTTTTTCGTCGATACCGTCATTATCAAGATCATAATTTAGATAATGCTCGACGTAATATACCTCGTTGTTGTCTGGACGATCTGGCCCGGACATATCAGAAAACGGATTTCTTGCCTGGATCTCAATTTGTGTTTCTGGATCCATATAGTTTCCGCCTCCCGCAAACGAGGCAACCTCGTCATATTCGTATCCCATTTGTACTAATTCGCTAATTGTCATCATCCTTCTATGAGCGACATAACTTGCCGTCTCTATTGTCCTGGCGTCTCTAGCGATCAAGATCTCTTCTGGTGGGATTGCGTCAATACAAACTTTATTGTTGCGTCTTACTCTGCGGATCCTCATATCGTATCTAAGAGGGATCTCCTGGGTAATTTGTTTTTGTTCCTGGGGATCATAGATCTCCCTGGACATAGTTTCGCCTTTTTCTGATACGACCTCGATCTCTTCGTCCGCTAACAATGCGTCTCTTTGCGTAGGTGTTAGGCCGGTATATGAATGATTTGTGACCGTAAGGCCTTCGTCGTAATACGCTTTTACAAAACCAGATTTTCTAACCAGGGCGTCTTTGAACGCGTTATACATAACCTGGAAACCATTATTTTTTTGTGAGATAACGTAATTTATATAATCTGTTTGTTGTTCTGCTACCTCAACATCTTCTGGCCCGTGCGGTATAAATTCAACAATTTTTTTAGATCCAAAAAAAGTACGCATTATGGACGGGAGCATAAACAATACGCTATCTCTTACGTCGGTTGATATATATTCTGATTGTAATTCGCTCGTCGCGTAAGGCTCAGATCCTAAATAATAATCTGTATTTTCAGATCTCTCGTTTCCTACTTGATCTATAAAATCCCTGGCGTCGTCCATTTCCGCCTTAATTATTCCGCTTAATTCTTGGGTGTCTATTTCTTGATCGTCTAGATCATAATCTTTTCCATACTTCGCCATATTTTTATCCTACTCTGTAAATTTTACTCTTTAACGGCCTACGAAAATTATAGCCCATAAAAGAATTATTTGCTCCTCCTCCAAAAGACGCGGCCGCACTTGCCATTGTCAAACATAATGCGTCTGCTTTGTCTGGAGATTTTATTCCTCGCCTCCTCATTTCATCCTTACTCTCAATCTTCAATTTTCCCGTTGAGGTGTATTTGTAGATTGGCGAGGTAAGTTCCGCGACTAAGCCGTCGTCATTGGGAATACGGACATCTCGCCCCGCCAACCAATCTCTTACTTGAAACCAAAGTTCGGCTCTCAAGTTCAAATAGTTTTTTTTCGTCGAGGGCGCCTCTGAAACGTTTATTCCTCGTACCGGAAGATCTTGCTCCGCTAAACGATCGACAACACCGGCTCCGATACCGATAACATCAATCAAAATTTCTTGAGGACGATTATTTATTTCATCCTCGTATTTATTTTTGATCGCTCCGCATAATTGCATTAGATCCATTGAATTATAAGTCTGCATTTCAAGTATATGGTTTCCCTGGCGTACGCATAAAGCAGTTTTGTCGGATCCCGTTCTTGCTACATCTAGGCCCCAAACAATCGGAGCGGAGGCCGTCAACGCAACGTCTCGATCTACTGCGGATCTCACTATGTCCATTCCTATAACTGTATCGTCGTCGGCTCTAGGAAACTCTCCCATAACCTCTACTCGAGCAACGCTACTATCTTCTCCGTATTGCTCTAGCATTTTGTTAAATAATTCTTTGTCCGTTCCTTCTACGGTACGGCTATCGATCTGAGAAGTTTGCCAATAACTTTTAGCAGAATGAAAACTCTCATAAAACGGGCCAGAGTTTCGTCTTGGATTTGAAAAAGCAAACCAATATCTATCGGCCGTCGGCTCTGTAAAAAATCCCTCTGATACAGAATAGATTGGGCCAGGAATACCGGAGGCCTCATCCATTATCAAACAGATCCCATAATTACTATGCACACCGGCAAAAGCGTCCGGACTTTCCTCGCTCCATAATTGCGCCTGGGCGTAATAATATCCGGTGTCAATTTTAAGATCCTTTTTCAAGGCCTCTTCAAACCAGGCCGTTGGCCTGATTGTTGTTGCGGCTTTTTTAAACCAATATCCGTTGATTGATAAAGTAAGCCATTTTCCTAACTCGGCCCAAGTTCTAGATCTTAATTGTTGTTCGGTGTTTGCCGTGACGATTGTTGTAGATCCTAATCTGGTTGATAACATCCATAATATTATCCAGGCTACTAATGCAGACTTTCCTATTCCCCTTCCCGACGCTACGGCCTGGCGGAACATTTCTGGATCTAAATTGCCCTGGTTTCTTGCTATATGTCTCTCAAGATCTAATAAAATTTTTTCTTGCCATTTCCTCGGGCCTTTAAAACCTTCCAGGGGTGTTCCAGGCTTATCCCATTCAAAAATAAATTTTACAAATTTTAATGGACTGTCTTTTATGCCAGGCGACCATACTGCGGCCATTAACTCTTTATCTAGATTACTGTTTTTCATATTCGTTTAACCTCTTTATCAATCCGACAAAATGTTTTGCGTCAACAACGACAAGCGGTAAAACTCTATTACGTTTTATTACAAGTAAAGGCTCGTATTCGTTTGAGTTATATTTTGCTTGTTCATATGACTTCCATACATTTACGGCCTCCTGGTTTTTACATTCAATCGAGTATGGAAATAATTTTCTGCTTTCGTCTCCAATAATTAGATCCTCTCCGCGAGATCCCATTGGCCTAGAAACAATATCTGTATTTGCCAGGCCCAATAGATCCATAAGCAACGTTCTAAACCATTGTTGTAATAATCTTCCTTTTTGTTTTGCGGATTGAGGTTTCATAGTAAGACTATTTCATAAAATAAAAAAAAATTAGTCATATAGTTGCAAGACAAAGACCTAGGCGATTTTTTTTAGGGGGGGTGTTTTTCGCAAAAAAAACACCGGCCCCGTTCTGATTAAGATCTAGGTATAAATGGAGAGATTTTATTGATTGGATCTTAGTCATAAATCTTGGGCCTAATCTTCCTGGATCTTCTTTTTAGGATGTTGGCCAGGATCTTCCAGGCCCGTTATATCAATGCTTTCGCCTTCAATAATATTCTTGTTGTTATTTTGTTGGATCCTCGCATTAGCATTATCCAGGATCTCTCGTAAATTTATATTGATCTCTGTTTCCTGGCGATCCGTCCATTCTCCCTGGCCGCCCTTATTTTTTAGCCAAAAGATCTGCGCTACGGTGTTTCCTTTGGCCGCATTTTGGAAAAGGGCGTTCACAATTTCTTTTTTACCGAGCGATTGCCCTCTTTTTAATGCGTCTTTTATTTCTGGTTTTTTACTTTCCCTTGTCCATACATCATAAGAAATATCCAAGGTTTTACATATGTCCATTATGCCAAGGCCAGACTTTGCGGCCTCTGTTATAGCTAAACAATCTTGTTCCGTTAAGATCTTCATCTTACGGCCAGGTTTACCTTCTTGTCTTTTGATCTCTTTCATTGGATCTCCATTGCCAAAATTATAAACGATTTGCTATGTATAAAACAGTTTGAGGATCGTACGCAATTTGCAATAGTTGTACTACATCAATTAAAATAGTCTTACTAACTTGAAGGAGGTAAATATGAATTCTCAAGTTTTATACAAAGTAGGATATTTTATGCCTGAGTTAAACGGATATATTTGGTGTCAGTTTCGTGATAAGCGCCTGGCAAAAGATAAAGCCGAGAGACTTAGAGCAAACGGATATCAAGTTCTCACTCAGAAAAAGACTTTTATTCATAAGGATCCATTATCAGATCTAGTGACCGAGGCTTAAATGTCTGAGGCATTATATGGAGAGAGAGACGAGCCATTGGCAATTCGTCGAGGAGATCGAGTACGCATAAAGAGATCTACTTTTTTTTGTACGGTACTCAATATTAAGGACGGAAAAGCGACACTTTATGACGACGAAGTATCCAGGATCCGTACTAAAAAAGAGCCTCTGAATAATCTATTAATAGTTGACTATTAATTAATAAGGCCAAGGCCCTATGTTTGTATTGACAGAATACATTGCCCTTCTTTGTCTGGAAAAAGAGGAGAGTTTATGAAGTACAAAAACCAGGAGCGATACAAACAAAAGAATATAGAAAATGGTTTAATCAAAACGACCGTTTGGATCCCCAAGCAATACAAACACGATTTAAGATCTTACGCCAAGGATCTAAGATCTAAACATAAAGATCTGCAATTAGGTTGGGAAAAGGATCCAGGACAAGAAATGGAGGCTAACCGTGAATATTGAAAACCTAAACTTATTGGCCCAGGATTTTTATGAGGCCCATAAAGACGATCTCGTAAACTCTGGAGATCAAGCAATCCCCTTACTGTATGTTAAGTGTATGAATTATTTAGTACACGGCCAGGAAGGAGATCTCCCAATAGAGAGTAAGAATTTTTTAACATTATTAGATCGTCATATTAGATATCAATTAAAAACCAGGATCGAAAAAGTTGATGATCCTTTAGAAAATGGCAAAGGTATTTAAGAACGTAAAACACGAAAGCGTCACAGGAGCGCGAGGCAAGAAAACTTCTCAAGGATCCAGGAAAAACGTATCTATGTCTCATATGAACAAACACCGTAGAAGATCCTGGAAAAAATATAGAGGCCAAGGAAAATGAACGATCAAGAAGTAATTAATTATTACGCAGAGGATATTGATAATTTATCTGGCAAGAATATTACAGTCTGGTTTTCTTGCGGAGCCGCCTCTGCATTAGCGGCCAAACTAACAATTATGAAATATGGAAATGATAATAATGTCCGTATCGTAAACAATCCAATCAAAGAGGAACATTCAGATAACGTAAGATTTTTAAAAGACATAGAAAAATGGATCGGACAAGATATTGAGTTTGCAATTAATAGCAAGTATCCAGAATATTCTTGTAAAGATGTATGGGAAGATAATAAATTTATGAGCGGCCCATTGGGAGCGCCTTGTACTAGATCCTTAAAAAAACACGCCAGGCAACAATGGGAAATACTTAATCCTACTGATTACACGGTTTTAGGATTTACTGCGGAAGAAACTAAAAGAGCCGCTAGATTTAAAGTGACAGAGAGATCTAATTTGCTACCTATACTCATTCACGAAAACAAAACTAAGCAAGATTGTTTCGACATATTAGCCGCTAACAATATTGATATTCCTGAGATCTATAAGTTAGGTTTTCCCAACGCAAATTGTATCGGATGTGTAAAGGCAACGTCGCCAACCTATTGGAATTTGGTTAGATCTACATTTCCAGATGTTTATAAAGATCGCGCAGATCAATCCAGGAAAATAGGAGCAAGATTGGTACGTCACAAAGGAGAGAGAATTTTTTTAGATGAATTGCCTTTAGACGCAAAAGGAAGGCCTCTAAAAAACTACGACATTGAATGCGGGATTTTTTGTGATGAATGGGCCAGAGCGGAAAACGAGGATAACGTATGAACGATATTAGTTTTGCGGCATTTACTAGGAATATGTATGCAGAGGCAATGAAAGAACGCAGAGCATATTTAGAAAAAGAGATCTCATATGAAGAATATATCCTTAACAATCTAGATTTTTTGTATGAGCGATACCAGGTAAGAGAAACCCTAGATGATTAAGATTGGAGATAAATGTCACGCTAAGTTGCAGTTGCTATGGATCGACATAGCCGGAGACGCAACCACCGTTGGATCCGACGATTTTAATAAAATGAAATGTTGTGAGATCCATACTGATTGTTATTTGTACGATATCCAGGAATTAGACGGCCGTAAATATGTTAGGACGTTTGCCTCATATCAGAAAAAAGACGATATAGGATTTGGAGATCGTAATGTTTATCCCCTGGAGGTATTTGATAAAACAAGCCAGGTAAAAATCAACAAAGCCTGGAAAGAAATGCAGAAGGTAAATGGTAAGATACAGTAAATATGGATATCCCAGAGAAGATCTCCAAACAGAAAAAGCAATGAAAGATCTAAAAAGAAAATTTGATCCGGCCGGGGATCCTGATCCGGAAGATCTAACAATAGATAACGCCTATAAAACTCGTTGGATCTATTATCATACGATCCTGGCGATCCTCCTCCTCTTAACTAATATCAACCTTATAGCTATTCTCGCCGTCCTGGCGGCCCGTTTGTAGTTTCCCGCTCCTTCCCCCTACCTTTGTTTTATTCTCCCTCCCTGGCCTTCTCCTGGCCTTCTAGAAGGCTTTATTCTCCCCCTCCTCCCCATACTTTGCTTTCGTACGCGCTACCGCTCTTGGATCTCGCCTAGTCTTAGGCGCGGCCTCTCAAGGGCGCCGCCTATATATGTTTATATATATGTCTATGTGAGAACGCTTATTACCGCAGACGCGGCCCGTTCTGGCCCTATGAGGTATCAGATCCTCAGAATACAAAAAGGCCCCTTGCGGGGCCTTAATGTAGCTAGAGGTATTGCCTAACTAGATATATGCTCTAAATATTTCCTGGCCAGATCTACCTCTCTGTCGGCGTCTGTAAGGACTTGTTTGGAGATCTTCTTTTCCAGGATCTCTTCCGGATCCATTCCTTCCAACAAACAATCTTCAAAGATCTCTCGCTCCCAATCATAAATGATAGCGTTTGTCGAAAATGACATATTGCCGATCGAGGGAGATCCTTCGCCGCGAAATGGAAGGCGCCATTCAAAACCTTTATGCTCTGCAATGTATCGATCCATTAGGACGAAATGTTGTTCTAAGAAATGAATTGTCTCGGGATCCGAGATCTTCTTATCATTTACGCGCTCCATAAACAAAGCCAAAGGCGTAGGTTTATCGTTGCCCCTAAAAATACCTTGATCTCTAGGTACTTCATATATTTTGCGTTTAGTCATATTGTCTCCTGGCCATTGGCCGATTAGTTAAACACAAATCTATTATAGTACGACTATCGAAAAGCGAGGCGGCACTACCTAAAAGTTCTAAGATTTTATTATTATAAAAATTATTATTTTTATTACGTCCAGGAAATCTCTCGATCTTCTGCTACAACCTCCAGGACACCATTTCTCCTTACCATTGTTTTGATCTGCATATCGGCCTCGGAATTTGCTTTTACTACGGCCGCACGGATCACGGCCAGGCGATTATATGGGATCCCTTGTTTCATACAAACTTCTTGGGCCGTATCCTCGTCGCAAAGAAAAAAGGCAATACAATATCTACTGCTATCGATTATGCTCGAGGCGCCTCTTATCGATTGTCTGGCCGTCATACTATCGTCGGTTGATACCAGGCCTTGTTTAGACATATGGTGGACACTTAAAACGCCGGTGTTAAATTTTGTTGCGATCATTTGACAATATTGCGAATACAGTTGGCCTACTTCGTTGGAGTTTGTTTCCGCTCCTAAAAAAGCCTGGATAGGATCAAAGATAACCATTTCTAAATTAGGTATCGTCTCCATACTATCCATAAGATCATAGGCTTGTTTTGTGATATGTAGGCCGTTTGCATTGTCATTCTTAATTAATGTTATTGGCCTACCCATTTCAGAAACGCTCATAACATAAACATCATAAACAGAATTAAATCTATGGCCTTCTGGATCTATGATTGCCAATCGTCTATGGATCTCGTCGATTGTATCTTCTGCGGATATAACCAGGACATTTCCTTTTTTACTTATAGCGTGGCCCATAAAAAAACCAGATCCGCTACTGATAGACTTTGCCAGGCTTAAAACAGAAAAACTCTTGCCTACGCCGCCTATTGACGCAAGTACCCCGTTCTTACCGCTCTCAATAATATTTTCTACAATCCATTCTCTTTTAGGAGGATTGTTATCCAGGCTCCTAATACTGTATTGCTTTAAATTAAATGAAGAGATCAAAAGTTGTCGTCTAACTTCCTCAATCCCTTGCTCGACGTGAACGTCGTTGTAATCCTGGCCTACTTGCTCTGGGATCTTAGATCTACAATTATGAACGGCCGCTATGATCTTTTCTGTTTGCTCCTGGCCTACTCCGGTTTTGTCATTGTCTAGGGCCAGGATAAATTCTGCATTTGTAGATCTTCGTAAATTTGTTAATGCCTCCAGGCAAAAGTTAGCAGAGAAAACACAAATAACCGGAAGGCCCGTAGCTAAATAAATTGACGCGGCCGTCGCATATCCTTCGCAAACAAATATTTTTTTTAAGTTTGAGATCTCATTCAAATTAAAACCAATATTGAAAATAGATCCTTTTACTAGGCCGCCGCTTGTAAATCTTTTAGATCCTTTTGGATCTATATATTGCAACGTTGTGATCTTATGGCCAGGATCTCTAGTGTCGTAAGCCGGTACTACTATCTTGTCTCTAAATGCTTTTATTCCATAGGCCTTAATTTTTTTATTTTTAAGGTACATATGATCCGTTGGATCTTCATCAAAAGAGTTGTACCTTTTCTCGCATTGTATAGCGACTTCATCTTGATTTTCTTTTCTCCTGGCTTTTTCTTGTTCTTGTAGTTTTTCTATTTCCTGGCGGATCCTTATTTGTTCTTGAGGATCATAATCATCAAAACTTGCGCTCGAAAATTTATGAGTATCTCCCGTTCTCCAATTCCCATATTGTGCAAAAAAATTTCCGTTGCCATTATCATAGATAAAGTACCAACCGCTCTTCTCAGTACCTTTATCTGGACGCACGGTTGACGTTGCTTTTACCGGAACGCGTACTAAAGATCCGCTCATATCAACGGAGGATCCAACAACCAGGCCGTCGCCTTCCATTTTATTAATTAGATCTGCAACGGTTTTTAGTTCGTGACTGTATGTAAAATTTTTATCGGCCGTTAGATCTGGATAAATATCTTTTATGTCCATTTACTTTCCCATAGGAGGCATACCTTTATCGGCTACCTCGCTCTCAAAACTTAAATAATGGGAGGCAAATAAATTAAAAAAACGATCTCTATCTTCTTGCGACCATTCGTGCATAGCGAAAGTTTTATGCTTATCTGAGATCTCTAAATATAATTTTTTGATCTCTCCCATAGCGTACTTAGTTGCCTGGGGATTGCTTGTCGCTTTAATACCTAATGATTTTTGTTGTAGTAGTCTCTCTCTGATCTTTTCCAAGTGATCCATTTTACATCCCGCATATATTCTTCTGTCATACTCCAGATAAAACCCTCGCCCTGGGGCCAAACAATAACCGCAAAGCGAGGGCCTCTTATCGTAGGGAAATGACATTCTCCTAAAATGGAATTTCGTCGTCTAAACTTTCCGGTTTTGGATCTGCTTTATCCTCAACCTTTTCTGTTTTAGGCTTCTGGGCCTCCATTTCAAATATCCCAAAATTATCTCCTTTGTTGCCAGGATCCATTTTTAGATAGCCGTTTTCATCTTCGATAAATTCACAAGATAATTTGCGGCCAACCAGGCTTTTCAGAGATAGATCTGCTCCGGCGCAATGACATAACTTTTTGAATAAAGTCTGGCCATTTTTAATCATATTGTCTCTCATTGAATTTCCGTCCTCGTAAGTACGAGAGGCGTCATAATCAAAGACTAAGATTACCGATTGCAGTTGTTTGATTGGAGTGTCTAAAACTGAAAACATCAATTTTTGCCCCTTCCAATCATTCTTTCCCGTGACTACTCCTTCTATCGTTTTACCGTTGAATTCGATAGTCTCGGCTTTATCTTCGCTATTAGCTACGCGTACAAATTCAATATTGTATCGCCCAGGTTTTAACTTAGATCCAGAATTATTATCGAGATCTGGTTTCTCGTTATCGTCAAAAGTGTATGGTATTTCCATATTGTACTCCTTAGATTAGTTAAGTTTATCCGGGATCATACGTCGTATAATCCTCGGCCCAATCAATGAAATCATCTACCGTAATTAAAAGATCGTGCATTTGATCTACATAACCATACGGGAGATCTTCATCAAATTTTCCGTTTATCTCTATCCATTTACCAAGATAAATAGACAAAGCCTTTAAACGATCCTCTAGATCCGTTTTAGGATCTAGTCTTGGATCTATTTCTGAATATCGTTTTTTTACGTTGCTCCAGGAAGGGATCTCAATCGGTTTCTTTTCCATTTGCAGATCCTTTTATATTTTCCTTTATTTTTTTTCGGATAGCGTCGTAATCAAACGGCATTTCTTTTGGTAGTTGATATCTATTTTTTGCCAGGAAGTGTGAAGTCTCCTCGGTAAAGATAGTTCTATCTCCTTGAACAACCTTAACCGTACTACCGCCCTTACCTTGAGTTTTGGCCGTACCTTTTTTGTAAGTCATAAAAAGTACAATGTCCGAATTCTCTAAGAGTAAATCTGCGGCCTTCTGGTGTAATTTTATAGAGTAGCGATCGTAGGCCTCCGTTTCCGGATCCTCGAAACGTTTAATGATCGTATGCGCTATTTGACATATGACCATTTGTTTTTCCTCTCTAAGCCTGGCAAGTAAAGCAATGTATTCTCTCCAGGTTTCCAGAGCGGCTACATA